TCCATGTACCATCGGGATATTTTTCTTTCAGCGGTTGAACGATGCCTGTTCCCTCTTTCCATCCCCAGCCGGCTATAATGCTATCGCCGAAGGCTACTATTGTTTTTCCTTTGTACGGACTTGTTTCTACATTTGTTGAGCCGCTGCCACCACTACCCGAACCGCCGGTGCAATTTTTTTTCAAGTAATCGATATCTTCCTTTAGTGAACCAACGGCTTTCCCTACTGCTTCTAATTCATTAACAGCTTCAAACACACCATAATTATTGTCATCTTCCGTGTCCATCTCAACAGCCAAAAACCTTGCTCCATCCACCGCCTGTATAACTCCATCACATGCTCCAAGGAATGTACTTATAGCACTATCTCCGCCTGTATTACTTCTGAACTGATATCCATATTTTGTTTTAATATAATACATATCATTCAAAATATGATACACTGCTATCTTTTTCGAATTTGCAGCGTTTTCCATTCCACCCTCCTTCAAGCGATATCCAGTTACGCTGGTTGCCTCAAGAGCAGTATCGCCAGCACTATATATAGCGCTATTGATCGCATCTGTTTTTTCTATCAATCCACCAACCTGTCCTCTTACTGCTCCACCAGCTGTATCGTAAGCCCTTCCATTGGATGCAATCCGGATATCTGCAAGTTCTGCATCACCTGTGGTTGAACCAGATGGAAGCTTTGCAAGATTGTCAATTCTCTTACGCTCAACATCCAGCTCTGTTTTAGATGCTTTTGTTGAATCGAGCTTATTTAAACCAACATCCAGCTCTGTTTTAGATGCTTTTGTTAAGAGATCCTGCCTTGCCTGCAAATCCGTAGTGCCCGCCTTGCCCTCTTTATAACAAGTTTCAATTCCAGCTGCTATGGATTCCCGCACCTCTTTTCCATATCGTGCCTCTCTGATAGTGTTTAATTCATTCATAATATCTGACATACTCTAATCCTCCTTGCTTTCTTCCTGCCCTGTGATGCTGTCTTGTGTGTCAACAACCAATGTTGACTCTAACTCACTTTCTTTTGGTCTGCTGCAATATTCCATTCCCATCCCTGCCTTTTGGTATTTTTTTGTTTCGATTGACCAACTTTCAATAAGACCATTCTTTATATTTACAGTTGTTCTATCCACACTTGTAATGTTTCCGTCCTCCCAGGATAGGCCCGATATAAAAGATGTACTGCCAGTTGCTGAGCATATACTCCAATTTTTAATCAGACCATTTTCAATGGTAATACCACCATTCGTGTTATCCGGAAATAATGTACCGTTTGCGCCATTGCGAATAAGAGCTGTTGCTTCATCCCTTGCTGCCTGGAGCATAGATTTTTCCTGTGGCAAGCTCTGTTCTAATGTCTTTACAGAGCTTGTAACCTGTTGTGTATATGTCTTCTTTAATGTATTACTAAAAACCACAGTATTTTTTTCCGGACTTTGCAAATATGTGGTTTTCTTCTGCAATGGAAATCTTGTATCCATTCCAAACGGATTTGCAAGAGTACGTACCACATCTCCAACCTCATATGTATCGATATCTGCATTTAGCATCGACATATCAACTGCGGTTACTTCAAGCGTCATGGTTTCATACTGATTACTCTTCAACCACTCCTCTGCTTTTTTCTTCAAATTATCCGGGTCAGTCACATCATCCCAGTTTACCACTTTCCGAATCCATCCAAAATGATCCACTGCATTTTGGATAAATACATAATCTTTACCATCGTTTACAGATTCTATTGTGGTATATGCATCCAATCCATCTATTACACTTTGGTCCAGTCTTGCGCCTAATGGAATAACTGCAGTTGCTATATCTGTCCCAGATGTACCACATGTAAAATCTAATAAGTTGTAACCGAACTGAATAGGCTGTGCACATACTTTTCCATAATCCTCAAGTGTAACCAAATCCAAATATCTTATACCGTCTTTCTTGCGAATACGCAAATAGCCACTTAATCGATCGCATAATTTGTTCCGTAAATCTGTAAGTGTATCCTCTCTGTTAGTAAATCTGTATATACTGTCATTTGAATCTTTTACAGTCACTACTCCAACTTCAAATTGTTTTTCTTTCTCAACCTGGTTGTTGTGGGTTGTAAGCAGATTAGTAAAAAACTGCAATGGGGTCTGGTTCTGGTACTTCGCCTGCGGCTGGATTGAATCATATAAAAAGGCAAGCTCTCCTACACACTTCACTTCCTTTTCACCTTTTAATACTTCACTGTATTCCCTTACCTGTCCGTTAAAAATTTCATTACCGTCTTTTAAAACCTGTACCATACTTACACGATTTTCAATCTTACTATACAGTGGGTTCGTACAAGGAACAGTAAACTCGAATGTGCCTGCATCATTTAATGCCTGTGTCAGCGTTGCATCATAAATAACAGCCTCTTTATCATTCGGAAAATATAGTGTTTTTCCATCAAGTAAAACTTCATATATCATAGGTATGCTCCTCTGTAATTTATGGTTACAATTCCAGTTCCTGTAAAACTAAGAGTTATATCATTTTCTGCTACAACTATGGCCGGGAAACGATATGTACCATCCTCCGGCATATCATAAGTTCTTCCTGCATATGTCAGTTTTAATTCATTTACATTTTTTACGGTAAAAACTGGCACCTGCGGCATAATTCCGCCTATTAATACAAGTTCTTTATTGTATTCATTTACAGTGATTTCATTATATTCACGCAGTACTCCCTCTTCAAAGTCAAACGTATCCCAAAGCCATTCTTCAGCCGTATTATAAATATCATATTTAAATGATTCGGCTGTTCCACTTAAGGTTATAGTTCCAACACTTCTTTTTGATTTGCTACGGTCAACAGACAGCCTACATACATAATAGTGACTAAGGTCATTATCTACAATCACCTTGCATTTTTTCCCATGTATCATAGTGGCAATCCTAAACGTAACAACCTCCCATAAATCAAAATTTCCACGAAGAACAAACTCAAATGTTACATTGCTTCTATCCTCATATAATATCCTGCCAAACACCTCCGACAAATCAATATTGCCAGAGGCGCCTGGTACCGAAATATAATTGGTTTTTGGGCTCGGGAATGGAATCTTAAGTGCTGTCATTTTAAGTCCTAATTCACTTGTATGAAATGCATCAGTTTCTGTCATTATTTTAATTCCAAAGTTTCCCATATACTCTCCTTATGTTCTCACTGTTGCAAAATCGCCCAATGCAGCATCTACGTGAGGTGCTATAATCTTTCCTGCTCTCTTGCCATCAATATTTACACTCATGCCTTTTAGTGCTCTTGCTGTAGCCTGTGCCTGTGCATCATAATCATATACCGCATTGTATGTGGCTGCGTATGAACCGCTTCCCACAAAGTTTGCTTTCATTGTAGAGGCATTTGCCTTAATAGACTTATTAAGCGTATCGTAAGGATTATAGTCTGCTATAGGTTCGTCCATGCCGGCTACGCACATTTCTCCAACCCACTTAAATTTACGTGATGGAGAGTGGATGCCAAGCGCATCCTTGAATCCTTGTAACAGATTTCCTGCGAGGTTGCTGACTTTCTTTGTCAGTCCACTCCATGCTCCTTTGATACCTTTCCAAAGACCTGATACTATATTTTTTCCTGTACTCATAATTTTGTTTGGGAGATTTGCAAGTCCGTTGACTACCGAATCGAACAGTCCTTTTGCGGCTGCTTTTCCTTTTTCTATCATGTTAGAGCGCCATGTCACTATCTTTGACACCGCATTTACCAGGAAGTTCCACATTTTGCCAGGCAGATTTGAAAAGAAGCTTATTACACTTGAGACGAAATTGCTTCCTGCCTCTGTTGCTTTCTGCTTGAGGTTTGAGCCCCATTCCACTATGTTGGCAAGTGCATTGCCTATCCAGTAGCCTATCTTGCCCGGTAATTCTGATATGAATGTTATTACATTGTTTATAAACTCAGGTATAGCCGTCACAGCCCAGTTCACGAGGTTTATGCCCCACTCTACAAACTTGCCGAGTGCAAAGCCTATCCAGTAAGCTATCTTATCCGGAAGCTCTGATATGAACTCAACTGCTGCAGTTACCATGTCTGATATAGCCGTTGTAACTGTTGTGTATACGTTCTGTCCCCACTCTAGGAGTTTTCCGGGGAGTTCATTGAACCAGTCAAATATAGACTGGATAAAGTTTGGTATGGTCTCTGTGAAGAAAGCAACTATATTGTCCCAGCTTTCTCCCATTCCGTCCTTTACGAAATTTATAACTTCGGTTCCCAGTCCAAGCCAATCGTAATTAACAAAAGCTTCAACTATCGCGGCTATTATCTGCGGTATTGCCGCCAGTATATCCGGTATGCATGATAAAATTCCCTCAATAAGTTGTAACAGAAGCTTAAGACCACACTCGATGAGTACAGGGCCATTATTTAACAATCCCTCTACCATAGACTGTATGATTCCCGGGAGGTTCTGCAGTAGCACCGGCACAGCTTGTGTAATTCCTGCTATCAGGTTGCTGAGTAGGTCAGTTCCCCATTTGATAAACTCCGGACCGTTCTCCGCCCAGAAAGAATTAATATTTGAAATCAGGTCTGTAATTGTCTGGACTATGTTTGGCAGGTTTTCAGCAATTCCGTTTACAAGAAACTCTATGAGTTCTTTGCCTGCATCTATAAGATCCGGTGCTGCATTTACCAGTGATGTAACTATTGTCTGGATAAGCCGTGAAGCAAACTCAACAATCTTTGGAAGTGCTGACACCAGCCCCTGTACAAGCTGTACCACAAGCTGTGTAGCATACGAAATCAGCTCCGGTAGATACTGCATCAGTCCCTGCCCCAGCGCCGATACCATCTGTATTCCCGCGTTTATCAGTCCCGGAAGAGTCTGCATTATAATCTCCGGTACCTTCTGTACTATGACCGGAAGCAGTTTCTCTATCAGTTGTCCCAGTCCTGTTAGTGCTATCTCTATACGAGGAAGCATGTTCTCAACAGCTGTGGATGCAGTATCAACGAAATTCTGTACAAGTGTATCAAAATCTGCATTATCGTCTGCCATTCCAACAACAAGGTTCTCCCACGCTGCTTTTGCACTGTTCAACGAACCCTCAATAGTGGTCGCAGCTTCTTTTGATGTGGTACCGGCAATACCTAAGCTCTCCTGCATTACAGAAATGGCATTTACGATATTTCCAAACGACAGACTGCTTTCATCTACAGTCACACCAAGTTTCTGCTGTACATCAGTCATCTGTGAAGCATCCTTGATGAGTCGCTTCATTTCTTCCTGTGTACCGCCATATCCAAGCTTTAAGTTGTCAAGCATGGTATAGTTCTGCTTCGCAAAGCCCTGGTATGCATTCTGGATATCATGCATGTTGGTACCCAGCTTGTTAGAGTTATCTGACATGTCCGTGATAGCTCTGTCCGCATAGCTTGCGGCTTTTTCGGTGTCTCCTCCGAGTGACTGTATAAGGCTTGCACTGAAGCTTGTTACAGTCTCCATGTAATTATTGGCTGAAAGGCCTGCAGTCTTGTATGCGTTGTTGGCATTGTTGAGCATAGTGGTCTGCGCTGCCATCAGGGAATTATACTTGCCCTCTATCTCTCCCACTGTCTTGCCTGTGGACTGTGCATATTCTTCCATGCTCTGTCCGCCTGCTCCAAACAGTGTCTCAACTCCTCCGACCATCTGCTCAAAGGTTGCATATCCTTCCACTGACTTCTTTACCAGTGTGGCCGCCGCCGTGGTACCTGCTGTGACTGCAGTTCCGACTGCTGCCGCCCCTACCTTTGCAAAGGTTCCAACCTTGGCCGATGCTCTGGATACCATACTGTTCATGTCCGATAGCCCGGGCTTAAGCTGGCTGTTGTCCAGCAGTGTTTTAATTATTAATTTTGGGTCGCTCATTGCCAGCTCCTTTCTTAAGGCTCTGGCTCTAAGGCTCCGGCTCTATCTATCCTTCAAAGTATTTCTCAAACTCTTCATCTGCAGCTTTCTCTTCCTCCGTCTCCTCATATGGAGGCATCCAGGCATCTTTGAGTGCACGGTACATCTGCGCCTCATTTTTTATTTTCTCGCCCGTATATGCACGGTACCCCATGATAGCCGACAGCCTTGTGCTGTCAGGAAGTCCATTCATGAGTGCAATAAACTTGTGCCAGTGCATATCCGTAGAAATAAGGTCTATGTGATATGCCTGCATGAATGCAGCATAGATGTAATCTCCGTCTATGTCGTAAAACAATACATCTTCACCATTATCACGTTCGTAATGTGGCACTACATTCTGCGGAAAAGCAAATTCAAGGATTCCTGAATAATCATCAGTCTCTGAAAATGCCGGGATATCGTCTTCAAACAGATATTTAATATTCATGGCTCCCTTGTATCCCATTTTCTTCCACGCTTTAAAATCCTGTGTGAATCTGATCCATACCCTGTAATCTGTCTTTATTAAAAAAGCTCTGCCACCAACCACGATGGCATCCGGCAGAGCTTTACTTGTTATATTAATCATTTTCTTTGAGGGCTCCCTGAAGCTTGTCCATGCCCTCTGCGATGTTTAACATCTGCTGAATCATAGGGTTTCCGAGCACCTTAAGGTTTTCTTTCGCGACTGCTTCCCTGTCGGGCCTTGCGAATCCGTCAAGAACACCTCTATATGCGGCATCTATTTCTCCCAAGTCCATCTCCGCGATATTTGAGATGTCGTTAGACTCGAAGATTTCCTTTGCGTTGTCTTCCCCCACCATTTCAGTAATGAAATTAAGCTTATTTTCATACTGTGTTCTGGTGGTGATTTTTGAATCCCTGCAGAGCTTCTTGATTTTTTCAATCTTCTCCTCTACTGCAAGAGTCTTTTTCGGAAGCTCGTACTCCCTGTTATGAATCTGTAATGTGTATTCCATGTTTTTTTCACCCTTTCTTTATTTATCTGCGGTAAACGTCGGTGTGCCGTCCGTCATGGTGGCCGTGCCGTTCGTGATTCCGCCGCCGAAGATGATTTTAAAATCAAGCTTCTTGTCAACTGCTGCCAAATCCTGCATTGAGATAGTGCTGTCTGTCTCCCATGCTTTGTATCCTCCGTCTGTTCCAGGCTCCTGCATGAATACAATCATGCACTTTGTATGTGCAGCGTCTCCGGTTCTGCGCTCGTAATAATACGGCCACATCATCTCATAGTCTTCAGAGCCTTTGTACATAACCAGGTTCTGGTCAATAGATGGCTTATAATCCTCCACCTCTGTAGTCGGTGACTCGTCAGCAATATAGTCATATTCTGTTTCAACCGGGTTCATCGACAGCGTGAGAGCGTCAGACTTCTTGATTCTGACGTACTTTGTGCCGTTATAAAGAAATAATGCAATTTTATGTTTTTTTACTAGCTCCAAGGCTGTCTTTGTTGCTTCTGGCATCGCTTTACCTCTCTTTCAAATATGTTAATTTTATTGTTACCTGATAAATAGCACTCGTATCCTCCTGCGATGTGATAGATGCCGAGTCTGATATGCCTATTTCAAGTGCCGTCATGCCCTCAGGCAGTTCGGGATAGTCCTCTTCAAGCTCTTTCTCCTCAATCCACTCTGAAAACTCATCCAGCGATGCGTTATTCTCTATCCTCACATCGTCTTCCTGTGTAGGTCTCCTTGCAAAGAGGTTATAGTACTCTGTTATCTGTCTGCTTCCATCCTGGAACTCAGTCTCGCTTCGTTCCGGTGTCTTGTACAGGCTGTATGCGCTTATACCACCCTCAGGTGACTTTATGAAGTCCGTGAGGATATCTGAAAAATCCATGCCCTCATACCTTTTCAGGTACTCTGTGAGGCATTGACCTATCGTTTTAGTGGTCTCCCATCTGTTCGGCAATCTTCTGTGCTCCTTTCAGTATCTTCTCGCGTCCACCACCATTCATCATATGCTCAAACCAGTATGCTGTACGGCCAGCCTGATGGTGCATCGGTATATAGTACTGCTTTCTCGCATACGGCATATTATAGGCAATTTCACCGCTTCCAATAGTTGTATTAAGAACTCCGTTGTCTCTGAGTGCACCTGTATCAAACGGTACGAACGGACCCATTCTTCTTAAACACTCTGAATCAATAAACTGCTGCACCGGTCCGTTTGTATCTATGCCGTATTTTTCCACGGTCTTTAAGTATGACGGCCAGTCTTTCATCGATAAAGCAAATTCAAATGTTCCACCCACTATCTGCACACCACCTTGTAATGCTTGAGCAAATCACCCTCTGTATTGTCTGAGAGTGATATTATTGTGCCGGATTTCTGATAATCTGCCTGAAGCTGTGATATCCTGTACTCCTGTGATATTTCTTTGAAGCACTCTCCGGCAACTATGATATCTTTGTTCCCTCTTGGGTTAAATGTGAAATAGCCCTCTATTTCGTCCACAGAGAGCTTTGAGTATTCCACTGCATCAACATATGCCTTTGTTCCGAAATCGGCTGTATCCGGCACAATGGCCGTCAGAATCGGTGTGTAAATAACTGCCCCGCTCTGGCTTACCGTCCTGTCAGAAGAGTAATGGTACTCTACTCCATATATGACTGTTCTCTTCCAGATATCTTTTCCGTCACTGCCCTTATGTGCGTTGTAAACTGTTATGGTCTTGTCATTCACTAAAATGTACCTGCCAATCTGGTTCCTATGCCCTTGTAAATGATTTCATCTATAGACTGCTGCACCTGTTCGGGGTTTGTGATGGCATATGATTCAGAATATCCGTTATTATTCACGGATGTGACTGCTCTGCCTGCTGCTGCAGACTGATTTGTCCAAAGGAAGTTACACAGCTTAAATACTGTGTCCTGTGCCCGCTCCTTTGGAATCTGCATATACGGCTTTGCAATCCTGTTGTATTCTGCTTCTGCCTGTGCCTCGACAGCTTCAAACTGTCTCTGCGGTACCACTGTAGGAAAATGGGAGCTGTAATACTCCCAATTGATAATTGACATATTATAGCTCCCTTCTCTTTACGCTGCTTTCTTGTCGAGAATCTTGATACCTGATAACTTACCGGCCATCTTGCTGTTTTTGAGGACAGCTCCGGCAATAAGCTCTACCTCACCCTTCTTTACTGCTCCAGGAGCTGAAAGATCAGGAAGATATGTCTTAAGCATCTTTGAGCCATCCACTGAAATACCATGGAAAGCGTCAAGACCAAGCTTTGCGGCATAGATGCTTGTTGTTCCATATGCTGACTCTGTTGGAGTAGTTGTGTCTACAACATCCACTGTCTTTGCGCCGTCATAGTACTGTCCGGCATCTAAAAGAGCGATTCCGTTATATGTCTCTACATAGTTACCAAAATCATTCTTTGTTCTGTCGTAGTATCCGGCTCTTCGTGCTGCTGCCCTGATCTTTGTGAGCATCTTTGTGTTCATCATAAGGATATCAGGCTTTGCAGCAAGCAACGCGATAAAAGCATCAAGCTCATCAAGCAATGCGTTATAGTTGCTGTCCAGTGCCGATGTTGTTGAAACATCTACATCTGTTGAAACCTCTGTTGACTTTCCGGCAAGGATTTTCTTTAATCCGTCGAAGGTATTAACAATATATCCTGTTCCTGTCGCTGCAGATGTTCCGTTAATTACAAGGTTGTGGAAATAGTTCGCTCCTGCGAGTGTTTTCTGTTTGATCTGGAAATCAAGCTCGTTAATAGCTCCTGATGTCTGAGCGATTACACGGTCGATCTCAAATGAGCCGCCGAGAATAACAGGGCTTGCTGTCTGTTTGGTTCTCTTTGCCTCATTCGGTGTGTATTCCTGGTTGATCTGACGGATACCGGCTGTTGATGGTGTCTCAAGTCTCTGGTATCCATATACCAGATTACTTCCACCTGTCGGTGAAATGGTATCGTCAAATGTAAGCTTATCAAGTAATACCGAGTCTCTTCTAAACTCGTCAATTACCTGCTGGTCGATTTTATCGGCATAACCGACTTTTGCCTCTGCAAGTGTAAGTGCCATAGTCTTTCTCCTTTACTTTTTGTAATATTCTTTGAGGGCACTTGAGATACTATCTGTGGTATTCGGGTGACTGCCATCTCCAATATTTCCAATTGGATTTCCTCCTCCCTTAACCTGTGGTTCAGGCTCTCCAAACAGCATCTTACTGTCCTCTGCCTCTGTGAGCTTCTTAATAGCTGCGGCAATGTCCTCTTTCTGGTTCTTTGACTGCATAAGCGTATTAACATCCAGTAATGCAGTAATTGCCTTTGCATTCTTACCATGTGCGCCTGTGATGGCATCTTTTATCAGATCATCAAAGTCTCTCTGAGCTTCCTTGTCTTTATATTCCTTCTCAATGCGTACGTTTTCTGCTTTCAGGCCGTCAATCGTCTTATTGAGTTCTGTCACATCCACGTCTTTGAACGCATCCAGCTTGGTCTGCAGGTCTTTCATGGCATTATCATTGGCCTTGATGGTCTCATTGGCCTGGTTCAGGCTTTCAACCTGCCTATTGTAGTCATTAACTGTCTTGTAATTCTCAAGAACAGACTTCTCAAAGTCCTTTTTCTTGTCCTCCGGCATCTCTATGCCAAAGTCTTTCATGATCTTAAAAATGTTCTCCATGGTATCCTCCTAAAATAATTTATTAACCGCATTTTCTGCGGTAGGGAATCGGAAAGAGCAGGATTGCACTGCTGCCGGCTGAAAAAAACGGATTGAAAAAAGTACCGGCATGCCCTCAGGATGCACCTTTCCGCTAAAATATAAAAAGAGCCAAATAACTAAATCACTTGGATCTAATTATTTGGCTCTTGGCTCTATTGTGATAATTGATTCTTTTTTACATCTCTTGCAGTATCCCGGGAAATTCCTCAGCCTTGTATCATTTCGATACTTTATCATCTTCGGATATCCACATTTAGGACACCTGTACCAATATTCTTCTGTGGACATTTACTCACCCCTTAGTCTGAGTATATCACATTGTCCTGAATATTCAAACAACTTTATATGCCCGGAGTATTTTATTTTACTCCTTTGGCAGCTTTGTTAATCAAAATTTATCATCATTCCACACTTACTTAATAATATCTATTACAGAATTACATTTTCCAAATCAATATCAAGACCAAACTCTTTTAAGTCAGCATCTCTTGCTTTAAGCTCATTCTTAATGGTGTCTAATACCTCATAATAAGCCATTTTCCTGCCTTTGTAAAAATCATCTTCGGGATTTTCTTTTGCCTCTGATATTGCATCGTTTGCATTATCCAGCACTCTTGAAACTATGTATTTAAATTCATCACTCATCATAATCCCCCCTGTCTTTCAATTCTTTAATTCTATCATTTATAGATTGATTAAAATTTCTGATTTCTTTATTCCAGTGTTTAATCAGCCCTTTTTGTTCTCTCTCGTCTTTATTATCCCAGTCCGAAACATATGCTTGTGGATTTGATATTTTATCTTCATGTTCAGCTATACCGGTCTGATACTTTCTAATCGCTCTTTTAAGAGAATTTGAGCTTTGATTTACTATATCTTTCTCTGCAAAATACTGCAGGTTCAATTTCATTGTACCATCATTTGCAGTATTTTCAAGCTTATTTTTAATAGCTGTTGTTTCTGTTTTTGTAGCATTATGTGCTTTTATTGTCTCCGTCCTGTTAAGGTCACTGCTGCCCTTTACCACTCTCAGCCTGTTATCTTTCGGGCTTATCCCCATCTTGTGAGAAAACTTGTGATATTCCTTCACCTGCTTCTTTATCTGTGACTGCAGGTCTCCTGTCTCTCCGCCTATGGACCTCACGGCTTCAACTTCTCTCTTGGCGGCTCTTATTCCTCTCTCCATAGCTCTCTGTTTCTGTGTGGCTGAGTAATAATCGTACATTTTGCCGTTATATTCTTTCGGTTCCGGTTCATCCGGCCACGTGTTCGGTTCGCTGATGCCCTCGAAAAACGGATAGAATATATGGCGGCAGTTTACTCCGCACAATCCGTCTGCTTCTCCGTAGTGGCACTCTGAGAATGGTGGATATTTCTTATTCTTTCCGGAGCGTGAGTATATCTTGCCCTGCCAGACGGCATGTGATGGACGCGCTCCCCAGTGTTTTGACACTTCCACGAGGTCCGTGTTCATAATATCACAGTTTCTGTTGCTTATCCTGGCTGAAAGCTGGTGGGCTGATGTTCTTACACACATTCTTACTGCAGTATCAAGCTGATAAGTGCGTCCGCTGGCATAGTCTACACTTCTCAAACCACTCTTTGCCATCTCCCGAACTGCCTGTTCTACTGCTGCATCATAGCTCATTCCACCTGATACCATATTCATCAGAGCTTTATCCAGTGTACGTATATATGCATTCTCAAGACTGGTAAAGTCATGAGGTCCTTTGAATCCCATTGTCCTTGTGAGGTTCTTTAGCGTGCCCTGTGTGGCTATGCTCATCTCCTCTATGAGCTTTACTATGCTTGAGTCCTTTGTGAGTGTCTGCCCGGCCTGATGCCACGCATACAGGTCACGGTTAAAAGACATATCTCCGGCTTCGGCTATTATCTGATCTCCTGCCTCTTCCGCCTCCCTCTCCATCTGCCTGATGGCTATCATGACATCCCTTTTATACTGCTTTGTCTCATTTGCCACCATCTTTTTGTATTCCGGGTCTGCATTAAGTATTCTCATGACTTCAACACGGATTTTCTGTGTATCATATCCGGCGCGTCTTAAAGCCATGACCTGAAGCTCTGCTGTCTCTGTGAATCGCCCTGTCTTCTTGATTCGCCTGGCAATATCCGCTATTATATCCTGCTCAGATGCCTGTATGAGTGCAGCACCTTTATCTCCAAGCATCTCCAACTGGTTCTCTGTCAGCATTTAGTACCTCCTAGTCCTCCTCTTCCGGATCCGGCTCCTCCTGTGCGCTGTCCAATATCTTCTCTGCCTCGTCTCTTTCAATATTCAGGCTCATCATAAGGTATCTGATCATAAACTCAGGTATCTCAGAGAACGACATTGCATCTGCTCTCATGTTGCTCATCTGTGTGGTCTTATCCTCGACATATGAATCATCAAAATCTATGCAGACCTCTTTATCTATGTCGTATGATGTCTCCAGAAACGTATTTGAAAACCATAATACAGCCCTTATTATGCCAGTGATATAGTCTACTGCCTCTTTGCGCTGCTTATTCAACTCCTGCATGGCATCCTGACGCTCTCCGATATACTCCGTTGCTGTCTTAATCTGTCCGTTCTCGAAGGTGTACTTTTTGGAACCAAAACCAAATGTCATGGAAAAGAGGCTCAGGCACAGTTCAAATGACTTTGTAATCTCATCAACTCTTATCTGCGGATTATACTCCTGTATTATGCTCTTTGCCTCCGGGAGCTTTTCTCCCAGGAATACAAATAATTTCTTCAAAGGAGAGCTCTTTTCTCTCATCTTGCCTGTCTCAGGGTCTATTCCTACAATTGCCTCATTCGTGAGTACGAGTTTTTCACCCTTTTCAAGGTCTGTGGACAGTATCATGTTGCAGAGATCTATTTTCTTTAGTGTCGGTATTGCTCCGTACACCTTTGGATAGCCAAATCCATCCATGTACCGGATATTATTGACCTCTGCCACTCTCATTACTGCAAACGGCTTTACAGCTCCCAGTATGATCCAGTAAGATGACAGTTCTTTTCCGTTCTCATCAAACACAAATGTATCTGCCCGGTAATTTCCATCCTCTCCTCTGGTGAACATAACCATTGTTGTCCTCTTTTTGTCTCCCTGATAGTCATTCGCTGAGAAACATGCCTCTATTACATCGTCATTTTTCACCAACAAAGGTGTATAGTTCTCAGCGTAGCAGTATGTTATGCGGATTTTTCCGCCTGTTGCCTTGCCGTTATCAAGATATATGGCATCTTCCAAGCGTATGTATGCTGCCACTGTGCCTGTCGCACTCATATGCTCAAGCTGTTTACGGTACATCACGTTAAATCTGTTATCACCCAGTATCTTGTTGACTGCTGCCGTCTGCTCTTTCGTACCCATGTTTATATTTATGATTTCACACAGGTTGGCATCATCTGCGCATCCTCTCTTAGCAAAGCCCATACGCTCTATCTCGTACTGCTCGCCCTGTATGGTGGTCCTTTTATGGAAATCGTCTATTATCTCATTCCTATACCACATATTCGCCACATTGATATAGCCGTATGGCTTTGTATTTACCCTGTATCCCATTTTCTTTATCTTTGTCTCAACACAGCTTTCCATCTGTTTCCTCCTTATCTGTCTAAGTCTATATACTCTATAAAATCAAGCATCGTGTAACACAGTGCATCCCACCAGTCATTACAGTTGCCTATGTTCTTATCCTCCGGGATGTTGGGGTACTTCTCATCCCACTTGAGTGTGCCTATTGCCTTTCTTATGTTCACACACCTCTTATGCACTTTCATTCTGCCGGTATTGAGCAGTAAATCTACAGTCCTCGGTCTCTCTGATATCTCATTCTTACGGCATCCTGCTATATGGTCATACGGAAGTCCCTCTTTTTTTGCTGCGCTTCGCAGCGAATTTATCATTGTTGTGCTGGCAGAGTCCGGAAATGTCCAGTCTATACGCTCATACTTTGCTGCACATCTGCGATAAAACTCTATATACTTGTCACAGATGTTATTGGCATCTATATCCGGGGACAGCTTCAGATAGTCCTCTTCCACAGGATAAATAAAGTGATACCCTCTGAAATACAGTGAACACACCATTGTGGTCATGGATCCATTACCTCCGAAGTCCATGCCTATTACGACCTTACTCGGCCTTGGGAACAGCTCTCCGTCCTTGTTATATTTCAGTATTGAGTCATCACACAGATATGGGATATTATTCTCTGCGAATTTACGGAATATAATGCCCTCTGCTACAGCTCTCTCACCTTTTATATCCCGTTTGTACCACACAGTGCCTTTTTGGTATGTTTTAAGGACCGTCCTGATTTTCTCATCAGACATGCTCATGTTATCTACCAGGGTGAAATGTCCATAGTTATATCCGTAATTTTCATCATTCGCCTGCTGCTCCTCGTGGAATTTCAGTATTTCGGTATAATACCAGTGTTCCTCTTCTTTTGGGTTCAGATCATGGAATATCTTACGGTCCGTGCTGGAGAGTGTTCGGTCAAATACCTCTTTCAGAAATTTCCTATGACACTCATTTGCCTCTGTGACATATGCCATTCCATATGTATTACCCTTTATAAGCTTCTCATCTCCGTCTTTTCCTCCTCCGGACACGAGCACTATCTTCTCTCCGGTCTTTGTCTGGACATATACACAGTCCCTGTCCTTGTATTTGCCCTCTCTACATCTGCCTTCGAAGTAATTGAGCAGTCCATAGCCATCACAGTCCAGTATATTCAGCTTGGCCGTGGCATTTGATACTCCTGCCACTAAATGAATTTTATTCTTGTGGGTTTCCAGCAGACTGCAGAATATCAGGGTCTGTAATACGTTTTTTCCGCCTCTTTTTCCACCTTCTGCTACGTTAAACCAGCTATTTATGCACCTCTGCATATATTCATATTGTCTTTCACTCAGTGGTGCCGGTCTGTTCACTCTCCTCATCCCCCTCCAAGTCCTCTATCTTCCTGTTCGGTACCGGATTTTTCAATACATCCGTTATTATCTGCATATTGGCCAGTATCTGCTCGGCAGAATCATCCTTTACATTTGCCCGCTTCTTGTCAAACTCAGCTTTGTATTTATCATCCGGATGCATGAGAAAGTACTTCGTCAGCCAGTCTATTGCTTTCTGCTTATCATACAGGCTCAGGCTGATATCTCCTTTTACTGTTTTTGCCTCTCTCACGAGCTGGGTATCTGTCTGATTTGAATCTTTCCAGACGATTTTATCCCCCTTTATTTCGTAATAATCTCCTGCATCCGCGAACGCTATCCTCATCTGCAGCTCCACAAAATCTGACTCTTTTGCCAGCAACTGCTGCCTCTTTAACTCTGTCAGGTGCTCTATTTCACTTTTTACCTCCACATTTCTCAACAATTCATATCCATGTGCTCTTGCTGTATTCAGTGAACATCCATATGCCTTCTGATAGCTCTGTGTGGCATTGAATGTCTGGCTGTAAAAGAGACAAAATAATTTTTTTCTTTCATCTAATGCCGGATTTTCGGTATTATCGAACACTTGTTCTTTTTCTGTTTCATCAGAGACTGCTGCACCTTTGATTTTTTGTGTGCACACTTTTTTATTTTTGTGTGCACACTCTTTTTTTGCATCTCTACTATTACGCTTTTCTCTTACCCAATTATATCTCTGCTTCCAGCTTTTCACGGTGTTGACGCTTGTCTCGTACTTTTCTGCTATCTCTTTGTACTTCATTCCGGCTATGTAATCCAGCTCTGCCTGCTCATATTTTTCCACGTCTTCACCTCGCTTTCTGTATGTCTATATCACTTTGGTTTTCCACTGCTTCCAAAATACCATGATGCAAAATTATCACGATTTTTCTTGTACCACCTGTCGTATGTTGATCGCATTATCTGTATATTCTCGTAGTTTCTCGTTTCTCTATACATCATTTCCCTCCGTATAGAAAAAGAGCCATACACCAGCCGATTTCTCGGTTAGTATATGGCTCTTGGCTCTATCTATCGTCATTATATCATTTTGTCCTGCTTTTTGCTACTTCTTACGTACGCTGTGTATACATGTCTTGTAGTATTTACATGCCGGTGTGCAGGCCTTATCAGGTTCATATGCACATCTTATAGGTTCTATGGGTTTTACTCCACTGTAAGTCCTGCTGTTCAACTGCTGCCTCCTAAGTTAATCTTCGAACCGGGCATTTATCGCAATGCTCTTCTCCCATTCTGTTATATGCCTCGTCATCCGTTGCCAGCGGATACTGCGATGGCCATTTGCAATATTCATCACATATCCTGTCATGGATATCTTCAAGAATCTGTGGAAGAGACATGTCTTCTGGTTTCTCGTAGTGTTTCATCCCTGTTATCTCCTTTCTCGTAACCCATACACTTTATCGGTCTGCTTGGTCTACCGCATTTTTCGTAATATTTACAGTTTATGCACTCGTTTCTGTTCAATGTATTTCGTCCTCTTATCCCTATCTTCCTGAAGCTTATCGTATTCTCTAATTAACAACAGTCCTATCACAAACTCTGTTGTTCCGATCAGAATAAACGCTAAGAGTATCCCATATACTATTAAATCTATTTCTGACATATTATTCCTCACTTTCTAATAATTCAGGATTGTCAAATATGTTGCCGATAACCCCTATTCTGTTTTTCCAAGGGAATGTTGGAGAATAATTTGCAATATCCGTCCAGTGAATTAAAAATGAAGTGTTTTCTACATCATATTCAATTATCCCTATTGATGGTTCTTTTATGTCGTGTATGTCTAATCTTTCAATAATATCATTCTCCCAAATCAGCTTGCCGTTCTTATCTTTCAAGCCTGTGCATTGGCAGATAGTGGTTGGGTCTACTTTGTACCATCCGTCTGTCTCTCCGTTAGAATAAAACATTGTGTTAGGTTCAAATATTAGATGAACTTCTTTGTCATACATATCTAAACCTTTTACATAATATCCTTGCACCCATTCTCCGTTATCAAGTCGCTTTGCCTTGAATAAGTATCTATCTTCCATGTTCTCTCCTATTCTGCTTCTGATTGAAGCCAATTAAGTAAATCGCCATAACTGTCATGGATTTCCTCTTCCTGCTCTGTGTCAAGATTGTAAATTGACCTGTATGGCTCTTCATCCTTTTCGAACTCGCACATATTCTGAATCCAATCTGCTAACTCTTCATCCGACATATTCCTTATCCTGTCGGCATTGGTCTGTCTCTTTTTCACGCTTGAGGTGCCTACCAAATAGTCAACGCTAATGCCTAATTCTTTTGCTATATTAACGACTATCGGTCCCGAAGGCACTCTCTCACCTTTGATGTACCTAGACATAGATACTTCAGTAACACCAACCTTACTAGCCAATTCTCGCTGAGTGAGCCCTTTTTCTTTTATCATTTTCCCTAATCGGGATATAAAAATCTCTGCCGTTTTATTCATCTTAATGCCCTCCATACACCGGTATCACTATTAATTTTCCATGCATTAGGTGTCGTGTCTGTAATTGAGCAAAAGAAATCATTTTTTCCAAAAGGACAAGTCAAACAATTGTTATCCTCACACACTGTCTTAATGATTTTTAGCGCAGTCAGAATACTTTTTGCCTCGACCACTACTCCGTCAACTTCTTTTTTCATTCTTTCTACCTCTCAATTTATATGGTTTGTATTCACATTTTTCATTTCTTTTCCTGCAATAAACATAATCGTCATCATTTTTCGTATAACAGTGTTGACAAGTTCTGCATTTTTCGAAGAAATTTTCATCTTCCATTTATGCTACCTCTCAATTCTTGTGATATTTAATGTCTAGATGAATGATTAAAAAGGCTATTCTTATCATTCCCTCACCACTTTCCAGCTCTATTTTTTCAATCGAAAATGGTAATGCTATTGTGCTAAAATTAAATTTCATCTTCTCCACCTCGTTTTACAATCTCAATTGCTGTCTGCATAGCAACCTCATTTATAGTGCACCTTATCACTTCGTCTGTATCGTCAGTCTCAAGAGCTTGTGCTGCATATTTCTGTTGTTCTGCTTCTAACTGCCCCACAACCTTATCCACATTATAAACAGCCGGCTGTTTTTCAACTCCCTTAATAACCTCTTGTATCATCGAGCAGCCACCACCATAGAAGCTATCAAAATCTGTTTCGTGATACTTCGCATCTGCCTCATCATAGAGCAGCTCTAGTTCTAGTAATAATGTATCTGCATCAATCAGTCTCATTCTCTACCTCACTTTTTGTTGCCTCTTCCTCTCTGATATTCACTATGTTCTGACAGCCACAATGTGGGCAGTCAAATGCCTCAAATGTCTTTGATGCTTTTTTCAGACATTCCAGCTCTCCTATCTTTTCTGCCGCCAAATATCTATTTTCCTTTATTAATTTGAATCTTTTTCCACATATTTTGCACTTCATATTATTATCCTCCGAGGTAAAGGGAGCTGGGTAAGGGCTCCCTTGTGTATAAATGGCTTACAAATCAGTTCCCGTGATATAAATTAATTCGCATGCCCGGTTTCTTTCGCGTTTCCGCTGGTGTTTCAACCAAGTCTGTAGGCTTCTGACTCCTGCCAGAAAAAATCTACTCCGGAGAGAAGTCTTAGAACTCCAAGCTCCGGTTTATAGTCCGGATCTGTGAAGCATATTCCTATGGCCATATCGTCATTGTATGTTAGCAGCCAGTCATCGTGTACCACAGGTGAGCACGGTGGTATCTCGTCCTCTGTGCACTTGCATGGCGCTATCATTGCAAGACGCTTATCATTTATCAGACGAGCTCCTTTGGGTGTCTTTGTGACCGAATACACATTATCATTCTGTATAATCTTGATAAGTGATATATAAGCCGGATCTGACTCTTCCGCCATATCCCAAAGCATTGGTTCAAGCTCCATCTCATGCTGTGGACTGCTGCCCTTTTGATATTTGATAAACTCACCCGGCTTCGGTGCCGGTCCGCATACCTTTATGGCAGTTCCAAGGAACTCCTTGTTGACGTATGAAGCATTCGCCTCTATTATCCAGCCAGTGCCATGGAGAATATACATTCCCTTTTTCGTGAGACCAAACTTGACGCCCCACGATTTATAATCTGCTTTTAAAACCTTTTCAAACTTACTGCAATCTATGAACATTCTGACTCTCCTATTCCTGCGATGTAAAAAATGTCCTGATGCAGGATGCATGTGTTACATCCATGTCTTCTAACGACTGTGAAGTATTTCATTACCTCAACTATTTCAAGCGTCTCTTGGCCTGTGGGCTCATCATCCTCGCGCCCACGCTGGTCAGCTCGCATTTTGCGATAGTCTACACGGACGCTTCTCTTGCCCTGCAGGCGCTCTATAACCTGCTGCCTTATCTGCTTAATTGACAAGCCTCCTATTGGCTCTCTGCTCATTCGGTTAAGGTCCTGTGAAAATATATTTACTTTACTCATCTTTTAGGAACCTCCATTTGTCATATTTTCTGTCCCGATCTGTGAAATCAGGATAAAACTCATCCAGATAGCTCTTAAACATCTCAAGCATCTCTTTGCGGTCTCCACTGCTGCCGTTGTCCATCAGGTGATGGTGGTACCGGCATCCGACTGCTCCGTTCTGCCTGATGCCGAGCCCCATGGATGAGCGTGGTATGTAGTGCATGATATCTGTTATGTCCATCTCAAGGACTGCTGCCGGTGGCATCTTATAGCCTATCTGGCAGAATATGCACTGATAATTGTCTCTTTCCTTGATCGCCGCACGTTCTTTTGTGGAAAATTCTAGGTATTTTGTGTACTTTGCCATTTATCCCACCCTTTCTGCCTTCTGTTCTATTGGGAAGTGCCTTATAAGCTCCTTTGTGGCATTGTGATAGCACTGGGTTCTATCCTCTTCGGTTACTTTTATTACTTCCTTGTCTCTTTTTCGGATTCTGATGGTGTGTTCTCTTCCGGTCTCTTTCAGTGACATTGTGAGCCCATAAAACTTTTGGCGTGGTGAATAGGTTTCGTAAAACAAATCTATGATTGTCTTCATAGTTCCTCCTACAGCGCTTTACGCTGTTCTTCCAGTTCTTTTATCTCATCAAACAGTGGATGTGTGCCCTTGATCAGCTTAAATTCATCATCATCCGGCACAAATCCCATATGTTTTGTCTCCATGACCAGCTTGTAGACCAGCAGGGCATACTCTGTATTAAGCTCATTATTCCATGAGTTGTATATACTTCTACCGTATGTCAGGTTGTTGTTCAGGGCACACAAGATATAAACAGTTACAGGAAGGTTTTGTGCCATGCGTTCAACATTTTTCTTTTCCTCGCCAACATAGTCCTGGTAATGTTCATCTATACAATTACACAGGCTTCTGAATGAGAAACTGCTGAATCCCATCTGTATTCCTATCACTATAAGTGAATTTATGACCTGTAAATCATCTTTTACTGGGATTTTGCCATGCACTGTCATGTCTACAAACTCTCCGAAGTGTTCATCAAAGCTCTTTTCTATGCTGTTGAGTCTTGATGTGTTATCTCTAATCCTTGATGCAAGCTCAGAGCTTTTCTTATTGCTCGAATCGTCCTCCTCCGGCTCTTCTATTTTTCTCTTGATTGCTATATAGCTTCCCGGACAGTGGTAAAATACAAGGTCTGATGTGTCCTCTGGAAGCTCCGGGAGCACTGCGTCTTCTAAGTCCCACAGACTTATGCTGTCCACATTCTCATATCCCGGTGTATATCCTCTCATATCGATCTCAGACTGCTGCACTCCCTTTTCTTTGAGCAGGGCTACCAATTCCTCTCCTTTCTTCTCTCTCTGCTTGTCTCGAATATTCTGTTCGATACGGTACTTGAGATTTTCGCTACTCGATGCCTGTGAAAGAATCATGTTTCTTTCCTCCACATCCTCCACTCTCTCCAGCTCATACATATCCTTCAATGTGAGCTGAAATGATTCATCTTTCTCCTTAAGCACTTTCTGATCAAGCTTTGCGATATTCAGACGGCGGTATATGGTGCTCTTTGAGAATCCTGTCTTGTCAGAAAGTGTTTCAACAGTCTCGCCCAGGTCAAGCATGAGCTGGAAGCTCTCGGCCTGTTCATATATCGTTAGGTCATTTCTCTGCATGTTTTCCTCAAGCATCATGGATATCTGCTCATTCTTGGTGAGTCCGTATACTATACGGCACGGTGCTTCACTGATACCGGCAAGCTTTGCCGCTGCTGTTCTGCGGTGTCCTATCAGTGTGGTGTAGCCTTCGTCGCTCCACTTTGTCTCAATCAGCTCCTTGAGCTCATCGGTCGGGTCTTCGGTGTACGCTTTAACGACTGCTGCCATCTCTTCCAGCGTGATCCAATGTCCCGGCATTACTGTAAGATTCTGCAGTATGCCTCTCTTTTTGATGGAGTCGGCTAGTTCGGTTACATCTCCCACGTCCTTTCGCGGGTTGTCCGGGTGTGGGTATATTGCCGACACCGGTAACATAGTCAGTTCTTCATTTTCCATTTTCTTCCGGTCCTTTCTTCTCGCACTGGTCTTTAAGCCAATTGCTGTATTCATGGTGTTGATTCGTGTATATATAAAATCGTGTCCCATTGAGTAAAATCAACGTTTTCTGCCATTTGTCGGCATGTTTTACCGGCTCGCCCTTGTAATTTTTCCAACCTGACTGCTGCCACTTGTGTATCCAGTCAAGATCCAGCGCTGATGTAAGGTAACTTGAGTCGGTGTATATGTCTATCTCAATGTCTTTTGTGTTGAGCCTTGAAAGTGCCTGGTTGAGGACTTCAAGCTCTGCCTCGTGACGCGTCACATCCTCAAGATAGACTATGTTGCTCAATGTTGCTTCGACGTCTTTTTTGGTCATATATGACAGAACGTAACCTGCTGCTCCGTCTGTTTTTTTAATTGTTCTGATATCTGAATAGATGTATACGTTAACTTTTTTCATAATGTGTATAATCTGCCTCCCATTGGGGCTTTATGCGATTTCCGGGGGATTTGCCGTCTGAGATAGTCCGCTGCATGTAGTAGAGGTATGAATAGCCTGTGCACTTGTTGACACCCACCTTCACGGTGTTCGGCATCACGTAGTAGCCCTTGTCCGGCTTGATGCCATCCTTGAAGAACCTTGCCATGGTCCAGTGTGCGTACTTTTTGCGCTTAGGCTCCGGTCTCACTAGGTTCCTTGAACTGCTCACCTTGCAGAACACCTTTTGCTCTTCCTCTCCGAAGAGATTGAGCTGTCCCTCTATGCCCTTCTTGTCAGGCTTGGCGGTCAGATATTCTGCCACTTCCTTTGCTCCGTCTGAATCATATGGAGCAATGTTTACGTAGTTCTTGCCCAGGACAATCAGATCAGCAATGGTCTTGTGCCATGTGTCCTTTATGAGTGTGTCGATGTTGTCCACACGATTGCAGAGGAAATGTATATGTGGGCCTCCGAACTTGCCTATCTCCATGCGGTTCACCCACTTAAACGGAATGCCCAGCTTCTTGTATAGCTTTCTCATTTCCGTTGTGAATACTTTCCAGTCCCTTTTGATTCTCTCAGCATCCGGTCTTGTCCCTCTTGGGTACTTGAGAGTCACCCATACATCACCTGTACGGAAGTTAGCAAGTATCAGGTATTTCTCTTTCTTTTCCCTCGTCCACTGATTCTGCCTTGCCATCTGCTCGGGAGTAGCTTTTATCTTCTTGGCTCTCCTCTCACCCTTGGCTCCATTCCTTCCTATAAACTTTATCTCAGTCGCTATATAATCTCCCAGGTAATAAGTATCCTGGATGTATGCCATAGTTTTTCCTAACTTTAATACTTTAGAATGTTTTAAATCAGCCTCTGTTCGAGGCCTTGAACTTTGCTATTTCTGCCTGCAAAACGGCATCAAATGACTCTTCTCTCCTGCGCTTTCTCTTTGTCGCTGTCTCTGTTATGTATGCGGCCGCGCTCTGTCTTTCTAACTGGGAATGTACTTTTTGTATCCTCTGCAGCAATCTTGCCCGCCCTCCTTATTTCCATTGTCCTTTGGATGCTCTCGCGCTGTCCTTTTTCGATCCATTCAAACCAGATTCCCAAAAGCGTCACACACGCTGATATGAGCATCCCTCCGATAACAAGCATCTGTCCCTGTGGCACCGGGCTGTCTATGCCCATGCTACACAGGAGAAAGAAGCTTATGCCTGTCGTTATTAAAATTTCACCTTTTTTCATGTCCTGTCCTTTCTGTTCATGCTATAATTCAGCTATAGGAGGTAATTAATATGAACAAATATTCCATGAAATTATTAAAAACAGTATCTAAACATCCCGGTTACAAAATAAGACTTCATACCCCTCTATCAGATTCTGCTTTTCATTTAAGTTCTCAAAAGCTCATATCTTACAGAGAGGGACTAGGCAATAATGGTTTTCAAAAAGGATACATATACTGCTCAATCACTCAAAACGGCCTTGACTGTCTTGAAGACAACCGGTGGTTTAAACCTCAATTTGTAATAACTTCAATCGTTATGCCAATTGTTATTGCAATCATCACAACACTGATTACCATATTCCTATCACTTTACCTATAGCCATTCCTATAAATGCGCCAACTATCCCGAAGAATGTGGACACTATTATCCTTGCAATAAGTTCTTTATCCATGGTCCTGTCCTTTCTGTTCGTTTCCAGACTTGACGGAGCACCGATTTGTTTGTATGTACAAAATAGGTTTACGTATGTATAGATGGAAGTTTTAGTTTAATTTACAGGAGTTAAATAGTATTTTCGGTGCTCCATCAAGCCCAGAAGTATATTATTTAATTTGTCATTTTTTAGCTTGTCCACTGCGACTGCAGATGCAGTCTATGCCTCCTCCGCAAGTCTCAATGGCACATTTTCTACTTGTTCTATTAGTTTTTGTTCTAATTTTTGCTTCTGTTCCTGTGTCAGATCGTCAAAACGATATATCTGATCATCTTCCAGAGTGTGAACGAATATCCTATATTTGAGTGGTGCTATGGTTATCACCTCCGGTAAATACTATGCTTATACTGCATGTTCGCTTGCCTTTTTCTGCTTCCCAGTCGTATACTCTCCTTACAGGACGTTGCAGCGTCCGAGTATTAAGGAAGGAGGCATACATATATGGAATTCACAAAAGATACATCAAAAATTCTCACTGCCATATACAAAACCTACCTTGAAAGGCTTAACAATGGCTATTCAAAATCAGATGCCAAATATTTTGAACTTGATTTCTATAAAAATATTCCAGCCTTGTCTTCATGTTCTGAAGATGATGTTATTTATTCAATCGAAGATCTCTCTGATGCAGGATTCGTAGATGAATATATTTCTGGTGACTTTCAAGTCCAAAATTCATTAATTGCTCATATGGAAAATCGTTTCCAGAAAGAAATTGCCATTGTTACTAAATATCTGGCTGATCTGATAGCCGGTATTGTACCTGGCCTAAAATTCTAATCTATCTTTGGAGCTTCGTATTTTTCAGTCTTTGAAATTGCAAGGCTCCATTTTCTTCCATCAGCTTCAATATTTAAATGACTTATCATTTCAACAGGCTCTCCATTAATAACAACAAGGCCTTTTTCTGTATCAATGTAAATTGTCTTTAATTTCTTCACGGTCTCACTCTCCTTTATCGTATTAAATCTTGCTTGCCTTTTTCTGCTTTCCAGTCGTATACTCTCCTTACAGGTCGTTGCAGCGTCCGAGTATTTTAAAAGGGGGTATTCCTATATTGGGAGGTATATATAAATACATAAGTAGAAACTCCTAATTAAAAAGTTCCTTATAGACTGCCACGGATAACATAATTACCGCTATTCCGCACCATTCTCCAAACTTCATAGCAACTAAATAACTAATGATTCCTACTGCAGTCGCAACTATTGTTTTTATCATTTCTTATTTACGCAACTCCTTTATCACATGCTCTATCACGAATTTCTTACACTCAACCATCTCCTCTTTTGATGGCTGAGTGTTTGTCTTTTGTATGATCCATACAATCAGCGCATATTTTGTCCACTTATTTTCAAGCCACCCTATCAAGCAAGTTATCAATGCTATGATGAATATTAGTTTCAATTTTTCTCACTCTCCTTCCTAATTCAAATTTCATCCACAGGCTTGCCGGTTGTATTTTCTATTGAGTCAGCATGTTCTTCACTTCTGCCTTGAGCTCGACAAGACTCGCAAGGTACGCTGCTTCTGTGAGGGTTTTCTCTCTCCTAAGTGTTTGATACTGTTCCTCGTTCCAGTCTCCCCTTGTGTTCATGCAGAATCTGTTATATTCTTCATTCTTCCTGTAGTCTGCCTCTCCTGCTCTATCTATCTTGGTGATGATTTTCTCAAGGCTGAGTGCTTCTTCCTTTGTCACGTTCTTTCCTCCCTCTGTATTCTGTGTATTAAATCTTGCTTTTTTCTTCTTTCAGGTCTTATACTCTACTTACAGGACGTTGCAGCGTCCGAGTAAATGAAAGGAAATTACTTCTATGTCTTTTATTACCTTTTCATACAAATCCGTTAAATGTCCTACTTGGAATGAGGATATTACGCTCAAAGGGAAATATCTGTTAAGTGAAAACCACTCATACGAAGCACATTTTTTAGATGCATATTGTCCAGTCCTAGAAAATCAATATTCATCAAAAAAAGATTCCGCCTATAAGTACTATCCATTTTGCAATCATCCTCATTGTGATTTGCTGAATACTTTTAAGCCTGTTATTGACACTCGTTATGATCATTTTCAGTAATCCTTAATCGTTCCACGCGGAATTCAAAGGCTTCCAATTCATGTAGCTTTAGGTCCAATTGCTCTACATAATATTGTGAAGCCTTTAAATCTTTACTAGCCATTGCCAATGCAAGCGCTCTGGTATCTTTCCTTGCTTCTTGAATTTTTTCCTTAAAAGATTTCAGGTTTACAATTCTTTCTGTTTCCACTATCACTCGTTTCTCACTCTCCTTTTCCCTGCATCCTGTCCAGCAACGTTTCTGCCTGCAGTACTGCAGTCTTCATCTCTGTTGCATCTACACCAAACTCTCGCATCTTCTCTTCCAGTGGTACCGGCTCATGGTCTTTCTTGGGGTACTGCTGATATATGCTCTCTGCAGCATGGAGTCCATACCGGTAAAAGCATTTCACTGCCAACTCCGGTGTGATGATTCCTTTTCCCTTCACAGTGCATCTGCTCTTGTCCTTGTAGTTGAAAAATATTTTCCACATGGTTTTTCCCTTTCTGTACTCCTTTTTCCGTGTTATAATCGCAGATGAAAGGAGGCTCTAATAAAAATGAAATTTGATTCAACTATCACTATTACTGTGGTTATAGCAATTAGTGCGATTATCTCGCCTATAATCACTACCCTGCTCAATAATCATCATCTTTATAAAATGCGTAAACTGGATGATGAAACCGAGCTTCGTAAAACATCTTATTTTTACAAGCGTGGGATTTTTGAGGATTATATGCGTTATGCTGGTCAGTGTGTCACTCATGCCACTTCTGATGCTCTTGAGAATTATGGTGCTACTTATGCTCTCGCACTCATTTATTTCCCAGATGAATTGCTTGATAAAATCATTGACATCAACGCATCTCTCAACAGACATCAGTGGGCTGACGCCTTAGTTAAGCTCAATGAGCTTTCCCCAGAGCTTCGTAAACAATTACAAAAGCTGTAAGCGCCACGCTCACAAACGCTACCCACGCTGTGTACATCCTATTTCCTGGTGATATTTTGTTCATAATTGCAATGCACGATATTGCAATTATGTAAACCAGGAGTAAAAGTATTACTTCATACATGATTCTCTCCTCTCTTGGGTATAAAATTAGTATCTTTTAAAGTTACTTATGTGCAAAAAAAATTGACATTGGATCTTCAATATGAAGCTTATTAATCATTATTTCAATTTCATCACTCCCAAAAACTCCAATTTTCATTTTTTCATAGAATGTTTTCGGTGTCACCCCTATCATACTTGCAACATCCTTTTGCGAGTATCCGTTTTTTGCAATTGCACCTCGTAACTCGTCAACCTTTATCACTTTATCACCTCCGTATCTTTTTAAGTTACCTTCACTATATCACCTTTTTGTAACTTGTCAAGTCATTTTTTATTGCATAACTAACATTTTTGTGCTATTATCAAGTTACAACATATAAGAGGGGAGGAATCACTATTGACAATTGGCGAAAGAATAAAGGAATTACGCAATTCTCTTGGATATAGTCAAGTTGATTTTGCCGATAAAATAGATGTTTCAAAACAAACATTATATAAATACGAAAATAATATTATAACAAATATTCCATCTGATAAAATTGAAGCTATTGCACATATATGCAAAGTTTCTCCTGCATATATTATGGGATGGGTTACCGAAAAAGATGATAATGGTATAGACACTGTACCAATAGAATCCGGCTACACTATCCCAGTACTCGGTCGTGTGGCTGCTGGATATGGAAAAGAGGCTGTTGAGGAAGTGATCGGTCAAATAGAGATTTCTCCCGCTTTAGCTGCAAAGGGTGATTACTTCGGTCTGCTGATTAAGGGTGACAGCATGATACCTACTCTGTATGATGGTGATACCGTTATCGTACAACGTGTCGATGATGCCGAATCAGGTGATCTTGTGATTGCTCTCGTCAATGGACATGATGCAACTTGCAAACGATTGCAGAAATATGCAGAAGGGATTGCTCTCATACCACAGAATCCCGTATATGAGCCTATGCGTTTTACTAAATCAGAAATAGATACTACCCCAGTTAAGATACTTGGTAAAGTCGTTGAAATGAGGAGAAAATTTTAAGATAGAATCTCTTTCATCGGTTCTTAGATGTTCTCCTGGCTATCTTATGGGCTGGAGCGTGCCGATGAACTTATCGAACTGGGTTATGTTGCAAAAGGGGACGAACTAAAAGAGGCTTAAAATATACTGTTAAGGAAAATATTATAAAATTTAAATAGGGAGGTATTTTATATGTCTTTTTTTTCTAAACTTATTAACTTAATAAAAAATGATTCTGACTTTAGTGCAGATCCACCAAAACAACAGCATGTGAATATACATGGATATAATTCTAGAGCTACTCTCTACAAAATGGACACTTTGGAAGAAATCCAAAGTATTCCTGTTCCCACGGCTCCATTCGAACTTAGATGCGATTTTACCGAAAGTATAGAGTATGTTCTTCAACGAAAGGCCACTCAATTTAAACGTGCTGGAGATATGGACTGTGCTATTGCATGTTTGCAAAAGGCTTTAGAAATAATTCCATTTTCTCCAATGACCTATACCGATGTGAATTCACGATTAGAAAAATACCTGAGAATAGCCAGACGTTTTTCTGAAGCTGGCTCTATCAAATCTAGTGAACCTGTAAATAATGATATAACGAAACATATTAAAACATCTTCAGTGTTATCTCTATCCGAGATGTCCGATATGATAGAAGTAACTGCATCTCCAAGAATATGTGGTGAATGTGCAAAATATCAAAAACGTATATATGCTAAGGGTGGGAAAAAGGGGTTTCCAGATATGAAGATCTTTATTGATTATCTAAATCACAAAACATGTGATTGCAATCTTGCTTTTTATACCTTCTTCTACGGAACTGATCCTACCTTTACCAAGGCTTCAAATGCCGTTCGATACAGTAACCGTCCATTTATTGATGATAGAACTTCTAGTGAAAAGCAAGAATACAATAACTATATTACAAAACAAAAAACAGATATTAAAGATAGACAAGACTATAATTGGATTTGGGAACATCTTCCAGATATTGCTCCAAAATCATATGGCGGATATCGCAATATGAAAAATCAAAATTCAAAGAATTATCAGAAGCTAGTAGCTATCGCTAAAGAACATGGTTACATAATTTAATAATCGTCCCGGTGCTACCAACACCAAGGCGATGTAACCTGTACTCCGAAGAGTATAAGTCCCAAACAAGACATATTATACCTTTTTGATGACATCAACAAAATGATATCTTATTAAGCTAAAAACACAAAAAGTACAACTTTTATCACAAAAATGTATTGACAGATAAACTTTTTGCATATATTATAAACGTGTAAAAAAGTTTACACGTTAATAGTGCTCTAGGTTGTACGTCTCTCAGCATATGGGAATGACCGAACCCTAGAGCTTTTTTATTACCATTTAGGAGGTAAACTATATGAAAACTGCAATTCTTGTTGACGGTGGCTTCTACCGTCGAAGAGCTCAGTCTGCATTTGGTGACCAAACCGCACAGCAACGTGCCATTGAATTATCAAAATACTGCAGGCGACATCTAAAAATGCACGGTGAACATAGTGATCTGTATCGCATATTTTACTATGACTGTGCCCCATCTAATAAAAGGAATTCCACCCATTTAAACAGCAACAGGTTGATCTTGGCAAAACGGAGCTTTATGCCTGGACTACTCAATTTTTAAATGAATTAAAAAAGAAACGTAAGTTTGCAATAAGATTAGGAAAACTTGCTGAAGAACAGGCTCATTACATAATTCGCCCTGATATTGTAAAGAAACTCTGCAATGGTCATCTAAAATTTAATGATTTAACAGAAGATGATTTTTGTTTAGAAATTGACCAAAAAGGTGTCGATATGAAAATAGGACTTGATATAGCCTCAATGGCTTATAAGCATCAGGTCGATCAAATTGTACTCATATCCGGAGACAGTGATTTTGTTTCGGCTGCTAAGCTAGCACGTCGTGAAGGTATCGACTTTATTCTTGATCCGCTTGGTGCACCAATAAAGCCAGATCTCTTTGAACATATAGATGGCTTACGTACATGCGACAAGGCGTATACCGCTCATACAAAAAAATAATAAAAATCGCCCTGCAGCTACCAACTGCAGAGCGATTATATACCAATACTCCGAAAAGTAAGGGCCAAACACATATATTATACCTTTCGGAGTGGCATTTGTCGAGAGACAGATGTTATTTTTGTACCCTTTTTTCATATATTTTTAGAAAGGATAGGTGTAATATGGAAAAGCTACGCACTGGTGCTCTGTATATCAGAGTCTCAACAGACAAACAGGAAGAGCTATCTCCTGATGCGCAGCGCAGACTTCTTTTGGAATATGCTGCCAAAAATAATATCATACTGTCAAACGAATACATATTTGAGGAAGATGGCATAAGCGGACGTAAAGCAGATAAACGGCCAAACTTTCAACGTATGATAGGACTTGCCAAATCAAAAGAACATCCCTTTGATGTTATACTTGTGTGGAAGTTCTCTCGTTTTGCACGAAATCAGGAGGAATCAATTGTATATAAATCATTGCTTGCAACGGTGTACAAAGGGAACATAATAAAAAACTTAATAATGGACTGCCAATCTTACACAAAGTACCGCCCAAACGAGACTACGGGCGGTATTTTTGTATCATGGCGGAGAAAGGA